TGTCTGGAGACATAGGTCTATACCATGCTGTATGCTCATTTAAGAATGCTGCATATTCTTGTAAGAATTTCCAAGATCCTTTCTCATTAATATAATCTTTGAGTGAAGCTCCCATTTTAAGAGTTACTCCGGGCTCAAACCATTGCTGATTAATTAATTTACCCATATGGTAATAAGAAGAAGCAATCTGCCTTTTCTTTAATATAGCCACATGTTTATAATTTAACTCTGCTAATAGTTCATAAAGGGCCATATGATATTGTGCATCCCTTATATCAGCAAAACCAAACTGCTGTATTTCTTTGTTAAAGATTGGTAAGAAGTTTAACCACATGTAGTATTCTCTTGCAAGAAACCAAGAGTTATCTCCATCTTTTATAATAACTCCCTTTCTACATTTGGTTTTTTGATCATCCCAATAGTTTATAAAGTCTTTGGACTTAAAGGGAGCTGTACAGTATACTCCATCTTTTTTAAATTTTCTTGACTCTTGTGTAAATAATTCACTGCTGGTAGCATTGAAGTTATATTGACCAGGTTCTTTAAATATTCCAAAGATAAAGTCAGTGAAGTCCTTTCTGGATTCAAAACTTGTAGTTGTCCATTTTCCATTGTCATAGGTTGGTATATCTTGGTAAATCTCACTCATTACATATCATATGCTAGTCCTTGTCCACCTCTTACTCTACTTTGTTGTTCTTCCTGAAGATCTTTATAAGCTCCTTTGAAAGACTGTCTAATGGCTTCATAGTTTTTAGCTGCATTAACTAAAGCAGTTATATTACCATCTCTACCGTGGCTAATAGGTGTAGTCTCCATATATCTACCTAATCTATCTAACATAGATGCAATACCTTTATAAGCTCTTGAGGTAGGTGTCTCATACATTCTTTGGCAGAACTGTAATGCTCTATATATCTCAGTATCTTCTGGAGAAAATTCTGCCTCAATTTGATCCATTATTAAATTCTCTTTATCCATATCAGGTGTATGAAAGAAAGGATTCATATCTGGATTAGGACAAGTCATATAAAAAAGATACTGGTATATTTTAAGATAATCATCAGGGTAGCTATCCATTAAATCTTTCAAAGCCTTTAATGTATGGCAATGTTCTGTAGGAATTACTTTACCATTTTGTATATCAAAAAGTTTAACTATCATCAGTGCTTTTTTACTTTATCTTTATTATCATGAAGGTAGTGAATAATTGCAAGCACCTCATCTACTAGATATGGTACAGCAATTGGTTTAACTTCCTTTACTACAGGATCTCCATTAGAATCTTTTTTAATAATAGGATACCCCCATTCATTTTCTGTTTCTATCTCAAATAGTATATGGTGTATAAATATTTTGCCAGGTTTTAATTTAGGATTGTGCTTCAATATAATATACATATAAATGCTTAACTGTAAAGCATAATGGTAGAAATTACAATCATCTAGTGAATCAACAGGAGGAGACATTTTTTCTGAAATACCTTCCCAATTAACATAAGACTCTTTCTTAATTTCTTTGTTAGTTTTGTAGTCAATGATATTTACTTTACCATTGACTACTTCAACTAAATCTGATTGGCCACATATACCTGCTGATCTTAAATAGACCATATGTTCAGGATATATACCCGGTTCTAATTTTTGAGTAGGAGCTACTTTTTCACCATCTTTTAATTCTGTTGGTTTAAATACTGGTACAGTAATTCCTTCTCTTTCCATTGATGCAAATGAGCATATGTCATATTCTCTTTGATTGTGGTACCATGTTCCAAGCATTAAAGATCTATCTGATTCACTATTCCAAATAGCTTGAATAGCTTTAGGATCTATACCAAACCATTTAGATCTTTTTATTTTACTAACCTTAGCTGCTGTTTTCTTGGCATCAAAAGGTTTTTTAAAATGTGAAACAAGTGTAGTTACACTTATCCAATCAATAGCTTCACCATCTAGGCTTTTATAACTATGATTCTCTGCATTAAATATTATACTCATAAGTTGTCTAATTCATCTTCTTCTTCCTCAGTTATCAAAGACTCCCATTTACCTAATGGACAATCAGATGATAAAGATCTTATTTTAAAACCTAATGAGCATCCACATTCATTACAACAAGGAGCTGTACCAGGAACTGCACACTCATTTCCATTGCTTGGGCATTCATGACATATGTCATATCTTAGACTTGCAACCTCTTCTACAAACTCATCTCTAATTATAGAATTCTTTACACCCTCTAAGATTTTAGATCTATTCTTCCATATCTCTTTTAGTGTTGCCATGTTTTAATTTTTTAAATTCTTGTTTCCTTTCATCTTGAATAGTTATTTTCTTTTCTAACTCAATGAGTTTGGCAAGTTTCTCCTCAACTTGTTTTTTATTATAATAGGCACCAAAAGTTGAGGTATCATGATTTTCAAGATTTCTAGTATACCTAGGAATTGCTTTTCTTATTGTTAAAGGTTTAGCCATAAAATGCCCTAAACCTGTCATGTTTATTCTAGGATAAGTTAGATTGCTTAAGTTGTTTCTTAAATCTTTATAAACAAACTCTACAAAATCTTCTACTAAAGATTCTGATATATCTAACTCTTCAGCTACTTGCTTATATATGCTACGCGCTTTCTTGGGTATCATATCCTAGAAATTTATAATCAAGTAGAACTGTACCTTCTGTTTGTATTTTTAAGTTAGGATTTAAAAGTATCATCTTTTTATTCTGAGAATCTTTTACTACTAGTCCTTGTTTCTCAGACTTATTAATACAGTTTCTTACTGTTTGAGGAGACTTAAAAATCCAATCTTCTTCAGAAGAGGCATCCAAACAAAAGTTAGTAAGTTCTATAGGTTGATTAAAACTTAATAAGGTTAAGCAGTTAAGATCAGACTCACTCATTGCTATACGGTTAATATAGCAATGAGTTAATATCTGAAACTTTACTACATCCCATTTAGGCATTTTTACACGCTTCTGGACTTGATTTACTAAAGCCATATTAAGACTTTTTAAGCTTGCCTCTTGGTGCTTCTTTTGGTGCCTGTTCTACTTCTAATTCTCCATCTTGAGCTGATCTAATATTTTCTGTCATTACAGCAAACTGGTACTGGAATGAAGCTCTCTTAAATCTAGACTCTTCAATGTCTGTAAGCAATTGCTCATACTCTGCTTGAAGTTTTAAGTAAGGAACTGAATCCTCATAAAACTGCTTCATTTCTTCTTTTCTTGCAGCTAACTCTTCCGGAGTTAATTGCATTTCTTCTGGTTGGTTTTGCATTTTTATATTTTTTTAGTTTAGACAAATATAACTCTTATAGTTTAAATAGAAAATGTTTAAATAAAAAAATCCAGGTACTTTAGATACCTGGACTTCCTTATATACTATAACTAACTAGGGGGTCTATCTATTCTTAATAGTGAAATTTAAAACAGTGAGCATATAAAACTCTCTGGATATGTCAACTTCAATTGTAATAAAATCTACTTTTCCAAGTCTGAATCTAATCTGAAACTTATCCCAGTTTTTATTTACAACTTTCCAGTTATTTCTAAACTTCATTTCTTAAGGCTTTTAAGCATTGCTATCATCTTTGGTTGAGGTGATATATCTGTCTTATCTTTTCTATAAGAGTTATGTGTGTATAAACCTGGAGTTGCACTTAAAGCATTTTTAGATACCTTCCACATGTCATCCTCATTGTAATCTAGAGGTATACCCCATATCTTATTCCAATATACTAATAGCTGGCGTACAGATTCAATCTGTGCATCTGTATAGGCATGATAATACTTATGTCCTTTGTAAGGTACAGAAAGTTCACAAACTTGATTAGCAGGTACAACTCTATCTACATAGTTGTAGTACTTGCCATCTGCTTTTAATGTAAGTGGTCCCCAGTTACATATCTCAATACCAATAGCTAATGGATCTAAAGATCTGTAAGGTAAAGCATTGGCACGGAATACATCTGGTTTAATACCTAAGTGATATGCCCAATACTTAGAAGAGAACGCTTGGCAAATCTCTCCATCAAATGTATCTTTGCTAAGTCCTTTACCTGAGATAGTTACACAAGTTGCTATTCTACCTCTATCATCATTCTCCCACATCTTAATTACACTAGGACCGGAAGAGTTTCCAGCTGTGTGATGTAATACAATCTGTAGTTTTTTTGTCTCTTCTTTTCTGTACTGAGACTCAGACATTGGGACTTGTTTAATCTTGGATAGATCTAGTAAACTCATTATCTTCTAAGTTTTCTTACAATTGATCTTGATATCCAACCACCAACTTTTTTCAAAACTGGAGTATCAGCCTCTACCTTTACTGTAGTTTCTTCTTCTGTTTTAGTAACTACAATGTCAAGTTTTTCACCATCAAATACAAACTCTTTAGAATCTTCATCTACTTTAAGAGTTGCTTCTACTTTAGGGGTTTCAACTTTAACATCAACTTTCTTACCCTCCTTTTTTGCTTTGACAGATACTTTCTTAGTCTTTACATCTACATCAAAGTCTTCTACTTTTTTCTTGCTTCTAGCCATAATTTAAGATTTACTTTGTTCTTCTGAGAACAAATTTGATAAAAATTTTCCAATTACACCAGTGAATAAAGCAGCATATGCTAACCACTCTGCTTTTTCATATATTGCAAATGTTGTTATTGTTGTGCTTGCAACAAGAAGAGAATCTCCAATCTTTCTCCATTTTACTGGTGTAGGATTATAATATTTTTTCATCTTTTTAAGATAAGTTCTTTTACTGCATCAGCAAGATCATTTACATTTCTTGCTAAGTTTTTAATCTCAAGCTGAGTTTGTTCTTGGATAGCTTCATACTTCATTCTAGATTCTTGTTGTACAAGTTCTATTTTACCTTTAAGTTTACCAAGGTCTTCAGTATTTTTTCTTACATCATTATGTACTATTCTTAAGAAATAGCCGATGATAAAAGTAGCTGTTCCTAATATAAACATTATAATATCTTCAGTGTTCATGTGTTAAAATTATAAATAAATACTACACTTATAATATACAAAATATTTTGGAATATACGTAATAATACTTAGCTTATTACTTAGACTTCATATGCTTGTAATGCAATATCTACCATACCAGGTACATCAGAATCTTCCCATGTATCAACGTATGGCATATTTTCCATTCTTACACCAAACAATGCTGATGGTACATTAAGAACTATATCTACAGACAATAGCTTATCAACAGCTCTGTCCCCAATAGAGTTCATGTTAATAGTTACTGTAGGATTTACTATCTCTACATTAAATTCTGGGAATTTATAAGTTGCCATTTTTTTATGTTAAAATTGTTCCTGTTACTGTAAAATTTCTAACTCCAATATATCTACCACCAGCACCAGACTTAGCACTTAAATTAATCCAACTAACTGTTGCTGTATATGCTAGTGTTGTAGATGCTGTATATGTAGTTGAACACCATATAGTGTTTATTATATTAAACGGAGCATAGTTCATACATTGAGATAAACCATAGTTAAATACGTTCTCTATTTCTCTTTTATTTGGAAGCCTCCAGCCAGAGGTATAAGAACCAACTGATAAAGCTAATGCTGAATCAATAGCTACATTCCAAGTAATATCTACTGGTGATATAGTTCTGTAATAACCTAGTACTTCAGTTCCGTCATATGTAGACCAATCAATAACTATGTTATTTGCATAACTTTGACCACCTAATTCATCAGTAAATCTATTAGTATTTCCAAATGGATTATTAGAAGGGAGTACTAAGAAACTCACATCTCTACCAGCTTCTATATCTCCATCATCTCCTGTGCGGTATGAAACTGTTTGTCCAGTTTTTGTTAACTCAGAACCTAATGAAGACTCACACTGTGTTTTTAAATCTATTCTTGTACTCATTATCTATAAGTTATCTACTGACTTCTTCCCAGTCCATTGAGGCATAAATAAGTTCTGTATTAGTACTAGCACTTACTATTAAAGTAATTTCATAAGGAGTACTAGTAAAACTATTCCTTTCAAGTTGGAAACTGAATAGAGCTTCTTTAAGTATATCTAAGTTTACTGAAGCTTGTGCTGTTGATGTAATAAATCCAGATGCTAATGTTCTACCTCCTGTAAAACTAGTTCCTGTTATATTATATTCTACAGCTGAATCTGTTGATGCAG